ACAACGAACACAGTTCCCGGCGCTGGCGGTTCCGGTATAGTAATCATCCGGTACGCAGTGTAAAGATAATGTTTCATAAATAGACATCAACTGCTATATTACTGTTTAAAGAAACATAAAAGATGTTTTTACATTTCCCATAAATGATATAATTAATATATGTCTTCTGGAGCAACACCAACATACGGATTACCATATCCCCTATCTACTGATCCAGTAAATGTTGCTAGCGACATACAAGTTTTAGCAACAAAGCTAGATAATGATTTATCTGAAATAATTCAAGATACCTCATCTACTATGATTACTAGCGGTACAAATTACGGAATAAGTACATCTTATAATGATGCAACAGGAATATTAAATATTGGGGTTATAGATGATGGACATGATCACATTATTAGTAATATTGATGGAATTCAAGATGCTCTAGATTTAAAGGCTTCCTTGGCCTCCCCCACTTTTACAGGAACCGTAACTCTTCCATCTGCAACTTCCATAGGTACCGTATCTGAAACAGAGATAGGCTATTTAGACAATGTAACATCTTCTATTCAAACCCAATTAAACTCAAAATCCCCCCTAATCTCTCCTACTTTTACAGGAACCGTAGTTCTTCCATCTACAACCTCTATAGGAAGTGTTTCTAGTGTAGAGATAGGATACATAGAAAATGTAACATCTTCTATTCAAACTCAGATAGACTCTAAAGCTTCCCTAGCCTCTCCCGCATTTACTGGAAACCCTACAGCCCCAACACCAACAACTGGAGATAACGATACTTCAATAGCCACTACTGCGTTTGTTACTTCAGAAATTGCCGCTATTGGTGCTGCTGGAGTTTATTATCAAACAACAGCTCCAGCATCTCCCGATGTAGGAGATGTGTGGGTAGATAGTGATGAAATATTAATAGGGTTTACTCCAAATGACTTTATGCAAAAGGCTGGCGGAACATTTACAGGACTAGTTTCTGGAATAACTCCAGTATCTAATAGTAATTTTGCTACAAAACAATATGTTGATAATGCAACACCCGCATCATCAGGTGTAGGGCTAGAGGCTATTCTCATGCTCGCCGGAATGTAATAAAACCGTTATAAACAACAAGTCTTTTATTACCAATGTTTTTATAAAAAAACACCTAATTTAATTATGAAAAAAGCTGTATTGGTGCTATAATAAACAATCACAAAAAATTACTAGAGGAGAGTATTTTATATGTCATTTATTGATTTAGACGGATCGATTTCAGATCCATACCGAAACTTTATTGCGATTAGTCGCTACAGCAAGTGGATAGAAGAAGAAGGCAGGAGAGAGTTTTGGTCTGAAACAGTAGATAGATATGTTAATTTTATGAAAAACCATCTTGTAAAAAACTACAAGTATAAAAAAGATGACATTATATTTTCTCAAGTCAAAAATGCAATCTTAAATCACAAGGTAATGCCGTCAATGCGTTCCCTTATGACAGCAGGGCCAGCACTAGATAGAGACCATATATCAGCTTACAATTGCGCCTTTATTGCGGTAGACAGTCTTAGATCATTTGATGAAGCTATGTACATTCTTATGAATGGAACGGGTGTTGGTTTTTCTGTTGAGCAGAAGCATATAAATCTTCTTCCAGTAATTGCAGAAGAACTGTTTCCGACAAATACTACAATTGTTGTTGAGGATTCAAAACTAGGTTGGGCAAAATCATACAAAGAATTAATTGGTCTTTTGGTTACCGGACAGATTCCAAACTGGGACATGTCAAAGGTTAGACCAGCAGGAGCAAGACTAAAAACTTTCGGAGGAAGGGCATCAGGACCAGAACCACTTAATGATTTATTTAAGTTTACCGTAGAGCAGTTTAAGGTTGCCAAAGGAAGAAGATTAAAGCCTATTGAGGCCCACGACATCATGTGCAAGGTAGGAGAAGTAGTGGTAGTTGGCGGAGTCCGTAGAAGTGCCTTAATTTCCCTTTCAAACTTAGACGATTTTGAAATGGCAAAAGCTAAGTCTGGTCAATGGTGGGAAACAGAGGGACAGAGATCGCTTGCAAACAACTCCGCAGTTTATAATTCAAAGCCAAACACTGCTCAATTTCTTCGTGAGTGGCGCAACCTATATGAGTCAAAGTCTGGCGAACGCGGTATTTATAATATGGACTCGGTTCACAAGCACATTGACAAGTTTGGTCGCCGTGATTCAAGTAAGGTTGTGGGAACCAACCCATGCGGAGAAATACTTCTTCGTGCAAATGAGTTTTGCAATCTAACAGAGGTTGTTGTTGATGCAAACGATACAGAAGAGACACTAAAGGAAAAGATTAATCTTGCCACTATTATTGGAACTTGGCAATCTAGTCTAACAAACTTTAAATATATTCGTAAGTCGTGGAAAGATAACTGTGAAGAAGAAAGACTTTTGGGTGTGTCTCTTACAGGAATTTTTGGTAATCCATTAACTGGTACCGTCCACAAAGGTCTTGCAGATATGCTTGACAGACTTCGTGAATCATCAGTTGAGTCTAACAAAAAAGAAGCAGAGTTTCTTAATATAAACCCATCTGTTGCGATCACTACAGTAAAACCATCAGGAACTGTTTCGCAGTTGGCGGGGGTGTCTAGTGGAATCCATCCTTGGTACTCAGACTATTACATTCGTACTGTTAGGGCAGACAACAAAGATCCTCTAACTGCATTCCTTAAAGACTTTAATATTCCAAACGAACCAGACGTAATGAAGCCAGACACGACTACTATTTTTTCTTTCCCCGTCAAGTCCCCAAAAAATTCAGTAGTCACTAAAGACATTTCAGCAATAGACCATCTTGAAATTTGGAAAATATATAGGACTCACTGGACAGAGCATAATCCTTCTGTAACCATCAATGTTAAAGAAGACGAATGGCTTGATGTCGGAGCGTGGGTATTTAAAAACTTTGACTCTATTGGTGGGGTATCATTCCTACCAGCGTCAGAACATTCTTACAAGCAAGCTCCATATCAAGAAATTACAAAAGAAGAGTACAAAGATTTATCATCTAAGATGCCTAGGGAAATTCCTTGGGGATCTTTGCCATTATATGAACTAGAAGATACCACTACTGGCTCTCAAGAGCTTGCATGTGTAGCAGGCGCTGCCTCGTGTGATGTGGTTGACTTAGTTCCTGCTTAAATAGGTTGGTATGATGAGCGGGGTAGTGTTTGAGGCTACCTCGCTCTTCCTATGTTATATTGGGAACAAGAATCCAGCATACTCTTTGCTATAATTAGCTAAGGAGTGTAAATGAGCGTAGTATCTAATTTGTATGCAGCAAAGGTTTATTCAGAGCATCCAGTTGCCATATGGCCCCTAGATGACGACGCTTCTTATGTTTCTTTAATAACTGACACACAAAGAAAACTTGAGGCAACTCCCCCCTACGCAGGGTGGACGGTTACAAATGGAGTGGCAAACGATAGCTTGGTGTTGCCAAATATAGGTTCTCCTTTTAATAGTGATATATATTCCGGCATTGAGGGTAGCGTACCCTCGTCAAATGGAACTGTTATTGAAGCAATAAGCCCAAACATATTTCAATTTAATAAATGTAGTGAAGACTTAGAAACATTTGCTGTTAGCATGTATTCATATCAAAGTTCAAATCACATATCAAAATATGAAATTGGATACAGATATTATGATGACTCTACATCGTCATATGTTAATGTCTTGGCGGAGTTTGATCCTCTAGAAAGACCTGGATGGACACACCTTCAGGATACTTTTATAATTCAACAATACGACTCAGACTATTGTCAACTAGTCTTTAGGGCAACAGTAGACACAGGGGGAACATCAGGAGACTATGATTTTATTTTTAATGGAATATCTGTTGGTCAGTGGTCTGAAGAATACACATCAGTAAGTTTGGGTTCAGCTACTGAGCCAGCACCAGTATCTTCTGGATTACCTTTAGATGCTGTTGCATCATATCAGTATGGAATTCTATCAGACAACGCTCACTACCTTGTTGAAAGTGGAAAACTTCTTGCTAAAAATACAGGAATTCCTATGATATTTGGCTCAGAAAGTATTACTAGGTTATACCCATCATTGGACTTATCATACTCTGTAACTAATAAAATAAAAACAAATAACATTGTAACCCTAACAATTGGAACGCATACGTTAAAGGTTAATGCATTGATAGTCGTAAGTATTTTCGACAAAGATTTTGATGGAAAGCAAAAAATAACTGCCATTAGTAGCACAACCATTAGTTATATTAAAAATGGATCAGACTTGTCTTTATCATCAGCAAGTGGAACTGTAAATCAAAAACCGCCCTCAATAATAGTCCCAAACAAAAAAATGTTTACTGAGTTTGGAAGGTATAGAGATTTTACTCTTGAAGCTTGGCTAAAAATAAGACCATTAACAAAAAAATCAAGAAAAATTATTGGACCAATAGATACAGATGATGGGATATATGTAACTGAAGGATTTATTACCTTAGTAATAGATAAAGTTTTTGTCTCTCACAATGTATCTGAATGGTACAGGCCAATGCTTGTTCACTTAGTGATAAAAGATGAAAATGCATTAATGTTTATTAATGGAGAACAAGTTGCTCAAGTTGCTGTAGACAGAGAATCTTTGTCTTTATCGGAAAGTGACTGGATAGGTTTTTATTCTTATTCAGACTTCAGCATGTTTGAAATAGACTGTGTGTCTATATTTCCATACGCCGTTCCTCTTCAGGTTGCAAAGAAAAGATTTGTTTGGGGACAAGGAACGGACCCGATAGAATTAATCAATGACTCCTTTGACGGGGACGAGGTGGCTGTTCAATTTTCTAACGCAAATTATAACAATAACAGAATCTATCCAGACATGGAAAGGTGGGATGCTGGATATTACAACAACTTGGTTGCAACCACAAACTCAATATCTGTTCCAGAATATACTTTGCCAGAGGTATATTTAAGTGGGAGAGATAGAGTAGAGTGGTATTCAGACAATAAAGATCTTAACGATCTGCTTTACCCAGCTGGAAATCACCCACTGTTTTTTTCTTTTAGACCCAGCATTGAGTCATCTACATGGGAGCCAGTAAATGGAACAAACTGGACAGAACAATGTTATTTAAACTTTAGCACAATGTCTTTCCTTTCATCACCACTAAGCTCAATCTATGGAATTTTTGAGGTAGAGGAGGAGGTTGCATATTCAAGACCTCTGATACACATAGTAAATGGACTAACAGGAAAAAGATTTGAAATAAATATAAATGGGTATAATGTAACCTATAGTTTTGATGGACAAGAATTAACAGGAACTGGGGTAACTGTCGACAACAGTCATTTTGTTGTAGGGATGCACATACCAACACTATCAGAATCTTTTAGTATTGAGTTGTCATCATTTTTTGGATCTCCAGAACTTCTAAGTGTCTTTATTGGTGGAAATGGAACCACAACTTTTGAGGGAAAAATATATAGAATTGGTTTTTCTGATCAGTTAAACTTTGGAGGGATATCTGAACACTTTAACTCAGGAACTGGAATAGCAAACTATGATGATGATGCTTTGCTTGAACAACACTATGCCTCATACACACTTTCTCCATTCTTTAGGTATAGTTCATACTTTCTTGACATCTCAGTTGCAGCACAGTGGGAAGAGTATTTTCCACTATCTTCTTTTGCATCATACATAACAAAAAAAGATGGTTCTCAATTTTATGATATAGATTACATGCAAATAAATTATGGATATCCAGCATTGATAGAAATTGTTCCAACCACTGTTGAAGGTGAGCCTTGGACATACCGAGACCTTTTTAATGAGTTTAATGATCCAATACAAAAAAGTTATGAAATATTAGACAACCCTATATTGGGTAGATATTTAACTTACGACGACTTGGCACACCCCCGCGCCGTACAATATGAAATAGAAACAAGCGGATCTTCTTTGGATGCGTATGTAACGTTTCAACTACTTGCCGAAGGAGCAGATGAACCACTATCTAGCTTTACAGAAACAAAAAATTTAACATACTCATATGCGGTTTATGCAGAAGATCAAAATACAAACGATGACCCATACAAGGCTTACAAGACTAAGTTTAAGGTTGTTGATGGAACAGTCGTCTACCCTCCAAAAGTAATTAATTTTGAAAATGTTGCGATGGTAGTGCATTTTGACATACAGCAAGACGGAATAATTAGTAATCCATTAAAGGTTAAAAGTCTTGAAATAGCTGCCCAGTCTTTAAATGAAAATACACTTACACCAATAGGAACTAGAAGTGGGTACAGTGTTTACCCTTATGTAAAAACAGGAATTTACTATAGCGGAAAATCAAAAAATCCCATAATGATAGGAAAAGACAACTTACCATACCTCTACCTAACAGAAAAAACTGGTCTTAAAGTTCTTGAAGATAATGCAGACAGGGAGCTTGGAATTCAAATTCCTATAAATCAAAACAAAAGCATTAACTATAGCGTGGGGGCAATTCAAATGTTTATAAAGTATGACATAGACATACCAGTAATAGCACCTCAAATACTGTTTACGCTAGACCATGTAGAAGGGGACATAGAGTTTATTATAACTCCAGACACAACAGTTCAAAGATACTATATTTCGGCAAGAGATCAAAAAACTTTACAAGAGTATTCAAATATTGTTTTTTATCAAAACGGAATAAAAGTCATAAACCCATATGTAGGAAAAAATGAATGGAACTCATTAGCTTTTGCGTTTGAAGAACCGCTAAACTTCTCTGGAGCTTCCGGGTCTTTAGACATGCTCTTTGGGTCAAGGTTTAACAACGTGTCATTCTTTAAGCCAGCAGGTCTAAATGAAATTAGCGTAACTATTCCAAGGTTGTGGTCTGACGTTCTTTATAATGATCAAACTACAAGTCCATCAAACATAGTTGATTGGCGAGAATGGTATGACGAAAATGGAGTTATTGTAATACCTAATGAATGGAAAAACATTTATGTTTTAGGAGAAACGATTAAGTTTTCTACAAGTCCAGAGGATATTTATTCCGCATACTGTGGAACTAACATAGTTGTATCTGATGATAACTCTGGAATGTCTTTACAAGAAGACTACTTTACAATGTTTGCTGATCAAAGTTGGTTAAAAATAACACAAAAACCAGCCTAATGTGGTCAAGCTTGGTCAACAAACCGTCACAGTCTGGTATAATCTAACCATGAGTAATAGAAAAAAATCAAAAATTGGCAAATCTAAGGCTACTGTAATACCCAAAGCATATGATTGGGGGCTGTATTTTTGGAGATTACCATCGGGACACCTGTTTACTGATGGAGAAGGGAACATGTTAAACATCCCATCAATGAGAAATGATATTTCAAAAATTTTAGAGATTAGAAAAGCTGCAAGTCATTATGGTCAACCAGAAGGAACTCCGTGGTTTTATGCAGGAATTAAAAGAGCTACAGAAGACGAATACAAGGAACAGGTAAATAGAATGAACAGTGGATTAATTCCTAATTTAAATGACATGGGTGCGGTATATGATGCACAGCAAAGTCTAAAAAAGCATGGAGATCAGGGGTAATGGAAGATCAAAGAATTGTTATCAAGTATTCTGATGAGGTTGAAAAAGACACTACTTTTTTAGAAAAAGATGTTTTTAACAAGTCTTGGCATGAATTAAAAACTCTTGATGGATTAAATGCAAACTTTAAAAGAAAAACAACCAGAATAGAGAACAAGGCTGAAAAAAACATAAACATACCCTTAACATCTAATGGTCGCGTAGCTAGTCCATATGCAGATTCTGCGGGAGTAAGAGCAAGAGGAATAAATGACACAGAATCAAAACAACTAAATCCAGGAGAAGTTTTTAGAAATGGTTATGGACTTTTTGACGTAATCACTCCCCCATACAACATGTATGAACTTGCAAACTTTTATGACAGCAACTTTGCCAATCATGCTGCTATTGATGCAAAGGTATCAAACACGGTTGGTCTTGGGTATAGATTCGAAACAGCAAAAGATGTTGTTCTTCGTATGGAAAATATGGAAAGCGAAAGTGCTAGGTTTAAGGCCAAGAAAAGACTAGAGCGCATCAAGGGGGATGCAATGGAGTGGATTGAGAGTCTTAACGATGATGACAGCTTTATTACAACAATGGAAAGAATTGATGTTGACTTAGAGTCAACTGGCAATGCATACCTAGAAGTTGGAAGGTCTGTAACAGGAGATATCGGTTACATCGGTCACATTCCAGCAACAACAATGAGAGTCCGTAGACTAAGGGATGGCTTTACTCAGATTATTAGTGGAAAAGTTGTTTATTTCCGTAACTTTAACGCAACAAATCCAAACCCAATTACAGACGATGTTCGTCCAAATGAAGTTATTCACTTTAAGTCATACTCTCCACTAAATACTTTTTACGGGGTACCAGACATTATTTCCGCATACTTGTCTCTCAAGGGAGATCAGTTGGCATCACAATATAACATTGACTACTTTGAAAACAAAGCTGTTCCAAGGTATATCGTTGTTGTAAAGGGGGCAAGACTAGATGCAGAGTCAGAAGATAGACTGTTTAGGTTCTTGCAAACGGGATTAAAAGGGCAAAATCATAGAACTCTTTACGTTCCACTCCCACCAGACCAAGAAGGAAACAAGATAGAATTTGAAATGATGCCTATTGAAGCAAATGTACAAGAAGCATCGTTTGACTCGTACCGTGAAAAGAATCGTAACGACATCTTAATGGCTCATCAAGTACCTTTGTCAAAGCTTGGAGGGGTAGATTCTGGTGGACTAGCAGCAGCAATGGCTCAAGATCGAACATTTAAAGAGCAGGTGACTCGTCCAGCACAAAGATACGTTGAAAAAATAGTGTCAAAAATTATAAAAACTAAAACTGATCTAATCGAACTTAAGTTTAACGAACTCACCCTAACTGACGAAATGGCTCAATCTCAGATCCTTGAGAGGTTTGTTAAGACTCAAATACTTCTACCAGACGAAGCAAGAGAAAAGATCAACATGCCATCAAGACCAGATGGTACAGGTTCCAGACCACTTGAGCTATCTGCAAGACAGGCTGCGGATGAAAGAGCAAATACTGCTCAGAACAGGGAGAGAGATTCTGAAAGAACTAGTAACAACTCAGATAGCGTTACTACGGTCACTGGTCGAAACCCTCAAGGGGCTGGGAGAAAGTAGACGTTGTAAAAATAATGTCTAAACTCTAAAAAATCATGATAAAATATATACAGTGCACTAATATGTCATTTAATGGAGAGGAATTGTAACAGTTTTATAAAAATGCTGTTATAATATAAACAATATGGAAATTTCTAAAGTAAGTTGGCTTTCTGAAGGTAACGACTTAAAACTTTCAATGCCTATTGCAAAAATAGACATAGAGAAAAGAGTGGTTTCTGGTTTTGCAACTCTTGATAACGTTGATCGTCAAGGAGACATCGTTCCATCTGAAGCAAGTGTAAAAGCTTTTGAAGACTTTAGAGGAAACATTAGAGAGATGCATGACGACAAAAAAGCTGTGGGAAAGCTTATTTCATTTAAAGAGGATTCTTTTTATGATGAAGAAACAGAAAAGTTTTATAAAGGAGTGTTTGTTTCTACATATGTTAGCAAGGGCGCTCAAGATACATGGGAAAAGGTTTTAGACGGAACCCTTACAGGATTCTCAATCGGGGGAAGAGTAAAAGATTATGAAGATACCTATAATGAAGAAATGGACAAGTCTGTAAGAACAATTAAGGAATACGACCTATTTGAACTTTCTCTTGTAGACAACCCCGCTAATCAATACGCCAATGTGATTAGTATTGAAAAAAACAATAAAGGGGGGTATCTTTTAAAGGCTCTCATTGAAAACGTATTTTGGTGTGATGGTGACAGTGTAGTTCAGTTAAACTCTGAAAATGCATCAAGCTGTCCTAGATGCGATAAGAATATGAGTAATATTGGTTTCGTTGAGACTAATGACGCACAAAAGGCAGAAGTAGTGAAATCTATTCTTTCTACTGTCAAAAAAGATGCAAAGGAGGTAAGCAAAATGAATAACGATGAAATTACAAAAGAAGATACAGAAGAAACAGCAGAAACTGTTGTAGAAAAATCTGTTGAACTAGAAGTAGAGGAATCCCATGAATCTGAAGTTGAGAAATCAATAGTTGAGGATGAAGTACTTGAAGAGAGTACTGAAAAAGTTTCAGAGGAAATGGAAAAAGGTTCTATTGATGAAGAGGTTGTTGAAGAATTGGCAAAGTCCCTTGAGAAAGAAGACGAGCCAGATCAAGAAGAGCCTTCATTGTCAACTGATTCTGATGAAGGTGATGACGATAAGTCAGACCCAACAAAGGCACTTGTTGATGAAATTCATTCCACGTTCAGCCTGCTTGCTGACACGATAAAGTCTCTTAATGAGAAGGTAGAAGAGCTCAATAAGACAGTAACTGGTGTCAGAAGTGATGTTGAATCAGTAAAAAATGATTTTGGAAAGCGAGTAGATGCAGTAGAAAAAGATACTGCTTTCCGTAAGTCTGGCGATCTTGGAGAGGTCGTTCAGGAGCCAATGTTTGAAAAGGCTCAGAAAACCCCATGGGGCGGTCGTTTCCTCACGAAGTCCGACCTATTTA